TTCCACTGCTTCCAGTATTCTTTCTTAGCTCTCGAAATCGCTGGCATCTTAATGCCTTTGTTCATAGCAACACACCCAGGTTTGAAACTTGTGCTAGTCACTCCACCTTCCCCGCCTGAAGTCATGTTGTATAATTCTTCTGGTTTGTGCTGAGCAATCCAGAAGACTTCCCGCGTGTTCTTCATAAAGTCATTGTCGCTCCCGGTTTCAATAGTCTCTACGATGAAGTCATTAGGACCATATAATCTGATCGCACGGTGCAGATGTGTAGTACGTCCTCTATCGGCATTACGACAATGCTCTTTCCATCTCCGTTCTGCTGTCTTGACCGTCCAACCGATGTATTTCTTGCCAGAGGTCTTTGAAGTAATGCGATAGATTATACTCATAAAAGTATTTATACTATCCCACATTTTGATTCTCTAGAATTATCCACCACTTGTGAACTTGCGCCAGTCAATCATATTCTTGATATGAGTATGGCGCCAGCGTAATGTGCCCATAATCTCCTCAAGCGTTTCTACCAGAGTCTTGAGATAGATAATCTTTTCTTCTGACTTCTGAAGTTCAGGATCAGCATTAAAGTAATACTCAAGGTCCGTCTTCATAATCTTAAGACCGTTGAATGGATCAAATGGCCAACCACGAGTGGCAATCTCAGCCTGATCCATCTTGCCATTAAAGTAGAGCCATTTGTCCTTTAAAAGGATTTTTTGCTCAAGCTCTTTCTTCTTTAGCTGAAGCTTCGTAATCGAGATAAGTTCCAGGTATTTACCATGGATCTTTGCAATTTTCTGTGAAGATTCATCAAGATTCATCTCATCAATCTCAGAATCCTTTTTCCACATTTCAATCAAATCATCAAGTGTAATCATAATATAGTAGAAGTATTTATCTTAAATTTTCAGGTCACAAATTCAAAGTAAGTATATCTAAATGAAGCTTCCAGCGTAAGATACTCCACGTCAGTATTCTGAGTATGGAAATCTAATGATCCCATACTTGTCGGAAATGCATTTACAAAGCGAACTTTTCTATTTGGATTGTTGCTACTCGATAAGATATGTAACGTAATGTCCGAAGTCTTGTACTGATTTGCATCAGCATTATTTCGCATCCAGTTGAGTAATTCAATGTAATTCTCCATGTTCTCAGAGACCATGAATTTCATATCAAATGTACCGTATTCTATGCGATCTCCCGGAGTAAAATTCTGATTCTTACGAAATGGCGTAGAAATCTCCCCTAGATTCACTGTGGGGATCAATGCATGGGTACAGAAGTATTCTAGATTTGCAAACTGGGTTGAATCGATTGTTACACGAAATCCTGTTGGAGACAGGTAATTTTTATTTTGTGTGAGGTTATTCATATCCTTATTTATATGACAAAAAAGGGCCACCCCTTTCGAGGTGGCCCTAAGATCTTTAATCTATTACAGATTAGCCATTGTCCAAGATACCAGCCACACCGAAGATGCGGAAGTACTTGTTGCTACGATTTGTACCAACACCGTTCACTGGAGTTGCTTCAGCGAATGGGTTAGCGACCATGCCGTAACGGGTCTTGAATCCGATACGTGGTTGGAAATCTCCTGGGTTAACCGCGCGTACCATTGTGAGTGGAACGTATGGAGCATAGAAGAGACCTGCATCGTATGGATTTGTTCCACGGTAGCCAACGGTGACGTAGTCATCGGTAGCATATGGATCGATATAAACCTTGGTGCGACCATTGAGAATACCAGCAAAGGTGTTGCCAGTGTCATCAACTTCGAGGTTTGTGCTAAGAGCTGGAGCGTAATCGAGTACGCCAGCAGCAGCGAGGGCAGTTGCAACATCGCTCGAGCAGAGGATGAAGTTACCCTTGCCACGACGTGTGTCTTTCGCAATCTGATTGGCTTCGCGCTCAATCTGGATCAGAAGACCCTTGAAGCGTTCAACGTTCCAACGACCATCTGAGTCGGTGAGAAGGTTAAAGGTACCGGTGACAGCCATATTTGACTGTTGTGCACCGAGCTTTGCCTTCACGTTGATCGTGCGGATAACTTCGCGATTGATTTCAGCGAGGATTTCAGCAGACAGGATGTTAGCGAGCTCTGACTCAGCATCAAGACCGTGAACGGCCTTGAGATCTTGAGCAAGTTCCATCGTGTATTCAGCCTTGAGGGCGCGTGTCTTTGCAGTCACGGTTGCTTTCTCGATGCTGAATGCCATTTCGCCGAATTCACCAGCACCGGAAGAACCGGAACCGAGAGCTTCACCTTGTGATGTCGTCAAACCGCTGCCAACTGCGAAGGAGTTATGAACTCCATCAGCATCAGCGCCGCTTCCGCCTGTAACGGCTGGAAGTGAAGAAGAGTTTGAGGCTTGTGAACCAGTGCCAGAGAAACCAGAGTTGGCTTCATTGAAGAGGGCTTCAGTTCCGCCTTGTGTGGAGTACTTGCTCTTCATAGCGAAGATCAAGCCAGTTGGGCCAGACATTGGTTGAACGCCAGCGATGTCGTAGGCGATCAGGTTTGGCATTGAACGACGAACGAGGCTGATCAGGATTGGATCCCAATTTGCCATGTTGCCTGTGCCACCCGTGGTAGCATTAGCTGCAGTCTCATTGAGACCTTGGAAAGATGCCTGACCGCGTTCTTCACGGAGTGCCTTCTCTTGATTTTCGAGAATGCATGCTGTGACAGCACGACGATAGTTATCTTTGATTACTGGGAGATCCTTATGATTGATAATAGGATTCCACTTTTCTTGGAGTTTTTCTGAGTTGAACATGTTAGTTAATTCCTTATTAGGATTAAATTGTTGTTATTATTTACGACTTAAGCGTGCGGGTAATTGCTGAAGAATACGCTGCCATTACTGGAGTCAGTTCAATTTCTTGACCCGACTCATTAAGAACAGTTTCTACTTCGTTTTCTTTGGACTTCTTAACATTCTTACGGAAGTATGATTCTTTGACGGACTGAACCTTTTTTGTGAAAGATTCGGCGTCTTCAAAATCAATTTCTTCTGAAAGAGTGGTGAGCTTAACTGCTTCTGTTGAAGCAAGACCTACTGAAGCCTCAGCGAGGATCTGATCACGCTTTAGGGCGTTAACAGACTCATTGAGTTTCATGTTTGATTCGGTTGCTTTCATCAGCTGTTCTTCAAGGGAAGCAACGTTCTTATTGAGTGTATCAACAAGATTTTCCTTGCCTTGTGGAACTTCGATGTAGCTTTCAGTGAACACATTCTTCAATGCGCTAATGAAATTTTCCGCGATCTCGGTACGCAGACCAGATTCGATTGCGACTTTGTTCTCTTCCATCCAGGTACCTACGACATAGCTAAGATAGCTGTCGACCTTTTCTGAGAGTGAAGAAGCAATTTTAGTTGTTTCTTCGTCCAGTTGGGAGCGGTAATTTTCCTCGATGCGGGAGACTTCTTCCGCAAGCTTCGTCTTGACTGCAGATTCGAACAGTTCAGATGCCTTGGAGCGGAACGATTCAGAAAGAGAGGTTTCTGCCTGCATGAGAACTTCAAGGTTTTCCTTGACGTCATCATCCTTTTTCTTATCGTCTTCTTCCTTGTCATCTTCAGCTTTGTCATCGGCAGATTTCTCTGCTTCTGGTTGCTGTTCGTCTTCACCTTTGTCGTCGGCTTTTTGAGCTTCCGGATCAACTTTTGGAGCCGCTGGTTCTTCAGCTTTTGGCGTCTCTTGTGGAGTCGTCAACGTGCTGTAGACATTCGCGAGATCCTCAGTCTTCATTGTGGACAGATGTTGGTACATCGCATTGATGAGTCCAGCTTTGGTTTGTGGAGCTTCTGCTTTAGGAGCCGCAGCAATTGCTGCGTTCACTGAATCAGCTGCCTTCTGAACCTCTGGTGCAAGTGCTGGAGACTCTGGTTTTCCCAGAGAATGTGGCGCAACCGCCACAGGAGCAGCACTTACTGCGGCTGCAACTGCATCGGCGGCTGGTTTAACAGCATCCGCTTCAGGAGCACCCACCGGCACTGCATTTGCTACTGGAGCATCCGCGGTACCTTCTTTGTCATCAAGCTTCTTCTTGCCTTGTTCCTCGCCAGAAACTTCAACGTCTTCAACGAGTCCATCAGCAAGTAGTTCCTCAACAGTGATGTCTTCAATGAGATCGACTTGACCTTTTGATGTGTGTGACATATTTGTTTTAGATTTAGCCTACTACAATATTATAGTGGTTAAAGTTTAGAGAGGATACCAAGCAGAATTGCTTGTGATCAGTCTCTGTTAATTCACGAATCACCTTAGATGTATTCACATTACCATAATTAGCATCTTCAGTTTTACCCATAATAGAAAGTCTTGAGCAATTATTTGAGAACAATTGCATCGAGAAAGTTTTTGAACACCCGAGCCTGAGCTTCAATAAGCTGCTTGGACGGTGTGCGGTGTATTTCCTTTTGAATTTTCTCGGCAATGATTTCATTACCGCGAACAAAGTATTCAACACCTTCCATGATACCATTCACAAAGGCTTCTGGAGCAGAAGGATCCTGAACAATATCAATTGTAGAAAGAACAAAGTCTGGCTTTACTGCCATGATGCTACCGCTGCGTTCCAGTGAACCCATACCACGGCTTGAAACGCCAAGACGAACTCCACCTTCAACAAGGCCCTTTACAATGTTGCCCATTGGAGTATTCAGGATGAGCGCCTTACCCATTACATTATGACCATCCCATTTGAGAGATGTAATACGATGCGAGACCTTGTCGAGATTGACTGTAGGACCGTCTGGATGATTCAGTTCACCAACTGCACGACCCGTTGCAACTTGTTCGGTAACGTATTTGGCAACTGCTGGAGCAAGAACACGGTAATGATAGATGCGACCATTGCGGTTGGCTTTTTCGGCTTGCATGAAGACACCTTCAACAAAGGTTTTCTTTTCTGCGCCGATGCCTTCGGTAATATAACCGATGTCATTATCGAGATGTTCTGTGATGAGTTTCATTTGAAATTATTGTGCTTCGTGATAACTTTTCATGGTTTTATGATGGGCCGCCATCAAACCATGATATTGTTGAACGCTTTTATCGTACGTTCTCTTTGCAGCGTCTGAATGAGCAACACTTGCTGCGCCATGATGCAGTGCTGCATTACCATGATCGCCCATT